CTGGCCCTGGCATGCCACGGTGCGGGTGCGCTTCAACGCCAATGTGCTGAGCGCGGCGCAGATCGTGAACCTGTTCAACACGGCGGGGTTCGGTGTGGGCATCGGCGAGTGGCGTCCCGAGAAGGACGGCCAGTTCGGCATGTTCCATGTGGCGACCGCCGATGAGCTGCAGCGCCTCGTTGCGGAGGCCGCGTGATGGATAGGCTCGAATATGCCTGGCGCGACGGCGCGCGGTTGCAGAAGGGCGCCCGCGTCCCGGCGCAGGCGGTGGGCGAGCGGCTGGAACGGCTGCGTGCCGCCGGCGCCGGCGAACTGACGCCGGAAGCGGTTGTCGAGGATGCGCGCCATCCGGCCTCGCCGCTGCATTCGCTGTTCGAATGGGACGACACGCAGGCCGCCCATCAATATCGCCTGGTGCAGGCGCGCGCCGTGATCCGTGCCGTCATCGTGCGCTACCGGGCCGCTGCCGGAGATGGCGCGCGCAGCGTGGTGGCGTTCGTGAACCTGAAGGACGGCGACCGCCAGTACTACACCGCCACCGCGGTCGCGCTGTCGGATCCCGCGCGGCGCGCCATTGCGTTGCGCCAGGCCTGGGAGGATTTCCAGGCGCTGCGCCGGCGCTACGCGCAACTGGCCGAGTTCGCCCAACTGTTCGCGGCGCTCGACGAGATCGAGCGGGCACTGCCACCGCTGGCGGCGTGACTTCTCAATGGCGTGGCTAGGCTAGGTCTGGCACCGTCGGCGGGGCGCAGCAAGGCCTGGGTCGGGCATGGCTGGCGGTGTTTGGCATGATCGGGCTGGTCCAGGCGTGGTGAGGCTTGGCACGGCAGGCGCCGCATGGCTGGTTCTGGTCCGGAAGGGCCGGGCAAGCCTGGGCGGGGCAAGTCGTGGCCGGCATGGCGTGTCGAGGTTGGCGGGGCTGCGCACGGCAAGGCGGCTTGCCACGGACTGATCCAAACAACCATGCGCGATCTTCGCTTTCAGGCCTCGGCCATCGAGCAGTGGCCGATCGGGAAGCTCGTTCCCTATGCGGCCAATGCCCGGACCCACGACGAGCGCCAGATCGGCCTCCTGGCGGGAAGCCTGGTCGAATATGGCTGGCTCGTTCCCTGCTTGATTGACGACGGGGGCACGCTGATCGCGGGGCATGGCCGCGTGCTGGCGGCGCAGCGTCTCGGCCTCAAGAGCGTGCCGGTGATCCGGATCTCGCATCTGACGCCGGCCCAGCGCCGCGCCTATCGTCTTGCCGACAACAAGCTCACCGAACTCGGCGGCTGGAACGAGGACCTGCTCGCGGCGGAACTGCATGCGCTGAACGGCGAGGGCTTCGATCTCGACGGCCTCGGCTTCGACGAGGCCGAGCTCGATCGGCTGATGGCGCCGCTCGACGACACGGATGCGATGTCGCCGGACGGCGAGACCAAAGAAGGCAGCGACGCGGACGATGCGCCCGAGCCGCCGCGCGAGCCCGTAAGCCGGCCGGGCGATCTCTGGCGGCTCGGCGATCATCGGCTGCTCTGCGGCGACAGCACGGACGCGGGGTCTGTTGCCCGGATCATGGATGGCGAGCGCGCATCGCTGCTGTTCACGAGCCCGCCCTACGGCAACCAGCGGAACTACACCACCGGCGGCATCGGCGACTGGAACGCCCTGATGCGCGGCGTCTTCGGCCACCTTGCCGAGGTGGTGGCCGAGGATGGCCAGGTGCTCGTCAATCTCGGCCTCGTCCACCGCGACAACGAGTGGCAGCCCTATTGGGAGGCCTGGCTCGACTGGATGCGGGCGCAGGGCTGGCGCCGCTTCGGGCTCTACGTCTGGGACCAGGGGCCCGGGCTCCCCGGCGACTGGAACGGCCGGCTCGCGCCCGCCTTCGAGTTCGTGTTCCACTTCAATCGCAAGCCGCGCAAGCCGAACAAGATCGTGCCCTGCAAGTGGGCCGGCCACATCAACGACAGCCACGGCGGCATGCGGGGCAAGGACGGGACGGTGGGCGAATGGACGCATGCCGGCCAGGGCGTCCAGGAGACGCGCATCCCCGACAACGTGCTGCGCATCACCCGCCACAAGGCGCGTGGGCTGGAGACCGAGCACCCGGCGGTGTTTCCGGTGGCGCTGCCCGAGTTCGTGATGCGCGCCTATAGCGACGAAGGCGATGTCGTCTACGAGCCGTTCGCGGGTTCGGGCACCAGCATCATCGCCGGCGAGCGGACCGGCCGGCAGGTGCGAGCGATCGAGCTTGCACCGGAGTACATCGACGTCGCGCTTCTGCGGTGGCGGCAGCTCTTCCCCGATCAGCCAGTGATCCTCGACGGCGGGACCGAAGACTTCGAAGCGGTCGCAAGGCAGCGCGGCGTTGGGCTTGCGCCGATCTCTTGAGGGGCAGGCAATCCGGAGCGGCGCCGGCGCGGCCGGCATGGCGCGTCGAGGCTTGGCGGGGTTTGGCAAGGCATCGCCCGGCTGTCCTGGTCGTCCGCCTGTGAGCCCATCATGAAAGACCTTCGCTTCCGGTCCTCGGCGATCGAGCTTTGGCCAGTCGACCGGCTCATCCCCTATGCGGGCAACGCGCGTGTGCACGGCGAGGATCAGGTGGCAAGGCTTGCCGAAAGCCTCGTGCGCTTCGGCTGGACCGCACCCTGCCTCGTCGATGAACGCGGTGTGCTGGTCGCCGGTCACGGCCGGCTGCTTGCGGCCCGGAAGATCGGGCTCAGGGAAGTGCCGGTCATCCGCCTCGACCACTTGAGCGACGCGGAGGCGCGTGCCTACCGCATCGCCGACAACAAGCTGACCGAGCTTGCCGGCTGGGATGACGCGATGCTCGCAGCTGAGCTAGGGCGGCTCAAGGAGGACGGGATCGACCTCGATCTCCTCGGCTTTGGCGAGGACGAGCTCGACCGCCTGCTCGATGACCTGAACGGGACCGATGGCGCGACGGAGGGCGAGGACGCCGTCCCGGAGCCGCCTGTGGAACTCGTCTCGCGCCCGGGCGACCTCTGGCTGCTTGGCGCGCACCGCCTGCTCTGCGGCGACGCCACCAGTACGAGCGACGTCGAGCGGCTGCTCGCGGGCGCGGTTCCGCACCTGATGGTGACGGACCCGCCCTATGGGGTCGAGTACGATCCCTTTTGGCGCAACGAGGCCGGCGTATCGGCGACCGCGCGGACCGGCCGCGTTTCGAACGATGACCGTGCCGACTGGCGCGAGGCCTGGGCGCTGTTTCCGGGCGACGTCGCCTATGTCTGGCATGCGGGCGTCCATGCGCGCACCGTCGCCGAGAGTCTGGAGGCGAGCGGGCTGATGATCCGTTCGCAGATCGTCTGGGCGAAGCCGCGCTTCGTGCTCGGCCGTGGCGACTACCATTGGCAGCACGAGCCGTGCTTCTACGCGGTCCGCAAGGGCGCGAGCGGGCACTGGCAGGGCGCGCGCGACCAGTCGACGCTGTGGACGATCCCCTGGTCAAGCCAGGGGACCAGCGGCGGCGATGAGGACGAAGCGACGACACACGGCACGCAGAAGCCGGTCGAGTGCATGCGCCGGCCGATCGTCAACAACAGCCGGCGCGGCGATCGCGTCTACGAGCCCTTCGCCGGCAGCGGCACGACCATCGTTGCCGCGGAGAGCACGGGGCGCGCCTGCCTCGCGCTGGAGATCGACCCGCGCTACTGCGACGTCATCGTCGAGCGGTGGCAGGCGTTCACGGGATCGCCCGCGATCCTCGAGGGTGATGAGCGGACCTTTGCGGACCTGAAGGACGAGCGGGCGGCGGCGTGAAGCAATCGCGCACCATGTCGCTGGTCGAGGCGATCGCCAACGTGGCCGTCGGTTTCGGCGTGGCGGTGCTGGCGCAGATCGTGGTGTTCCCGATCTTTGGGCTTCACATGCCGTTCACGGACAACCTTCTCATCGGCGCGATCTTCACGGGCCTGTCGATCGGGCGCTCCTACGCGCTGCGCCGGCTGTTCGAGGCCCTGCGGCGGGCATGACCGGGGCGCGGCCGCGCCCCGTCCCCCCGGATCATCAAATGATCCGGCCGGGCCGGAAAAAGTAATCAGATTAACCGCTTATCCGCTTGGCTCCGGGCCGAAGCAGCGCCTCTATGGCGGCACAGACGATGGAGACCGCCATGAACGCCATCCTGCAGACCGCCAACCCCGATTGGGGCTTCTTCGGGACCATCCGCCACCACGCCGACCCCGCCGAGGCCTGGACGATCGCAATGCCGGCGATCGCCGCCGCGACCGGCTGCCCCGATGCCGCCGTGCGCGACTTCCTCGACAGCCGGCACGGCCGCCACTTCGCCGACGACGTCGCTGGCGGGCTCTTCAGGGGCCTCGATCTGAGAGCCGCCGTCGAGGCCGCGGTGGACCGCTGGATGGGCTGGACCATCGGCCGCCGCACCGAGCGCGAATACGGCATCCCGCTCGGGCTGCCGTACCTGACCGGCTTCGTCACCCACTGCGAGATCGAGGCCGACGCCTTCGCCTGATCGAGCCGCCTCGCCCATGGCCCCGCGCCGCATCGCGGCCGGGGCTCGGGGTGGTAGAAGCGCCGCGATGGTCGCGGCGCCCTGCCCAAGGAGGCACCGATGACCAAGACCGAGCTTTCACCCACCCAGCAGTCGCTCCTGAAGTCCGCCGCCGGCTGCGAGGACCGCGCCATCCGCTGGCCCGACAATCTCCGGGGCGGCGCGCGCACGAAGATCATCACGGCGCTCGTCGAGGCGGGATTCGCGGAGAACCGGAAGGGCACGCTGGTCGTGACGGAGGCAGGCATGCGCGCCGTCGGCGTCGCCCCCGAGGCTGCACCCAAGCGCGCCCCGCACACGAAGGCCGCCGGGGCCCCGCGCAAGATGCGCGAGGGCAGCAAGCAGGCGCGCCTGATCGAGATGCTGAAGCGCAAGGAGGGCGCAAGCATCGAGGAGATCGTCGAGGCCTTCGGCTGGCAGCCGCACACCGTGCGCGGCGCCATCGCCGGAGCGCTCAAGAAGAAGCTCGGCCTGACCGTCACATCCGAGAAGGTGGATGGCCGCGGCCGCGTGTACCGGATCGAGGCCTGAGGAGGCGCCGATGTCCGGAAAGCGTGGATACGACGTCATCTCGATCGGCAGCCTCGCGGGCGAGGCGCTGATCCTCACGAAGGGAATCACGCGGCGCGACATCCCGCGCGTGACCGAAGAGTACCGGAAGCGCGAAGGCGTGCGCGTCGGCACCGTGATCGGCGTGAATGAGGACGGCATCGTGGGTTCGGAGCGCGAGGGCTGGCATCCGGGCCTGCCGGATGCATTTGCCAAGCCCTTCATCATCATCCCCTGGGTGCAGGTTCTCGAGCTCCTGGGGCGTGTGCCCGAAGGGACGACGGGGAAGCTCCTCGACGCCGACGAAAGTCCTGCGACGAGGACCATCAAGGTGAGCGACGCCACGTACCGGGCCATCGCCGAAGAGGCGGTCCTGCCGTTTCGCTCGACGGCCACCCGGCAGCAGGATGGGAGCTGGCTGGTGCCCATCGCCGACGATACGTGGGAGCGGCTCCAGCAGCACCGGCTGCCCGGCGAGACCGACGACGACGTGGTGTTGCGCCTGATCAGCCAGTACCGCGGCCACAAGCCGAACTGATCGGCGATGCCGCAGCGACGCCGCCGGGACCAGCGTCCCGGCGGCAGTCGTTTGGGCGGGCCGTTCTTCCGGAGACTTCCATTGGGACTGTCGATCCGCGCCTATGCCAGGGCCCGTGGCGTGAGCCACGTGGCGGTGCTCAAGGCCGCCAAGGCCGGCCGCATTCCCCTGGAGCCCGACGGCACCATCGATCCCGCCAAGGCCGATGCGGCCTGGGCGCGATCGACCGAGCCCGAGCGGTCGCGTGCCAAGCCCGAGAAGTTGAAGCCGGTCGCCGAAGCGGCGGTCGGTTCGGTGCGCGAGACGCTCAAAGAGCAGGGCCTGCCCGCGAGCGGCAGCGTCACCTTCGTGCAGGCGCGCACCGCCCACGAGATCGCCAAGGCGCATCTCGCGCGGCTCCGGCTTCAGGAACGCAAGGTCGAGCTCGTCGACCGGGCGCGGGCGACGGCGCTCGTGTTCCGGCTCGCCCGAGAGGAGCGGGACGCCTGGGCGAACTGGCCGGCGCGCGTCGCGGCCCTGATGGCGGCCGAACTCGGCGTCGAGGCGCATGCCGTTCAGAAGCTGCTCGAAACGCACGTCCGCGTGCATCTGGCCGAGCTCGCCGAGGTGCGGCCCGACTTCCGATGAAGACACTTGGATGATCTCTTCGCCTTCGACGGCGCGGACGAGCTGCTGCAATGCTGGCGCGAGGGGCTGACCCCCGATCCGGCGCTGACGGTCTCGGAATGGGCGGACCGCCACCGCTTCCTGAGCCCGCGGGCGTCGGCCGAGCCGGGGCGCTATCGCACCGATCGCACGCCTTATATGCGCGCGATCGTGGATGCGCTGTCGCCATCGCATCCCGCCCGGCGCGTCGTCTTCATGAAGGCGGCACAGGTGGGCGCGACCGAGGCCGGCAACAACTGGATCGGTTACGTCATCCATCATGCGCCGGGGCCGATGCTCAGCGTCCAGCCGACGGTCGAGCTGGCCAAGCGCTTCTCGCGCCAGCGCATCGACCCGCTGATCGCCGAGAGCCCGTCCTTGCGCGAGCGGGTGAAGCCGGCGCGCTCGCGCGATGCCGGCAATACGGTGCTGTCGAAGGAGTTCCCGGCCGGGCTTCTGGTCATCACCGGCGCCAACTCGGCGGTCGGCCTGCGCTCGATGCCGGCGCGCTACCTCTTCCTCGACGAGGTCGACGCCTATCCGCCCTCGGCCGACGAGGAAGGCGATCCGGTCGCGCTCGCCGAGGCGCGCACGCGCACCTTCTCCTGGCGGAGCAAGGTGTTCATGACCTCGACGCCGACGATCCACGGGATCTCGCGCATCGAGCGCGAGTATGAGGCGTCCGACCAGCGCCGCTTCTTCGTGCCGTGCCCCCATTGCGCCCATCGCCAGTGGCTCAGGTTCGAGCGGCTGAAGTGGGACAAGGGCAGGCCTGCTACGGCGCATTACCTGTGCGAGGCCTGCGACGGCGCGATTGAAGAGCACCACAAGACGGCGATGCTGATCGCCGGCGAGTGGCGGCCGACGGCCGAGACCTCCGATCCGGCGACGATCGGCTTCCACCTCTCGGCGCTCTACTCGCCGGTCGGCTGGCTGTCCTGGGAGGCGATCGCGCGCATGTGGGAGGCGGCCACCACCGACGAGGCGAGGCGCAGCTTCAAGAACGGCGTGCTCGGCGAGACCTGGATCGAGACCGGCGAGGCGCCCGACTGGCAGCGGCTCTACGAGCGTCGCGAGGACTTCGCCGTCGGCACGGTGCCGGCGGGCGGGCTGTTCCTGACCGCCGGCGCCGACGTCCAGAAGGACCGGATCGAGGTTTCGGTCTGGGCCTGGGGCCGCGGCCTCACCAGCTGGCTCGTCGAGCACATCGTGATCGTCGGCGGCCCGGAACACGCCGAAGCATGGGCGGAACTCTCCGCGCTCCTCGACCGCACCTGGCCGCATGCCCATGGGCAGCGGCTCGGCCTCGCCAAGCTCGGCATCGACACCGGCTACGAGGCGCCGGCGGTCTATGCCTGGGCGCGCCAGGCCGGCTTCGCCCAAGTCGCGCCCGTGAAGGGCGTTGAGGGCTTCAACCGCGCCGCACCCGTGGTCGGGCCGAGCTATGTGGACGTGACCGAGGGCGGCAGGAAGCTCCGCCGCGGCGCGCGGCTCTGGACCGTGGCGGTCGCCACCTTCAAGAGCGAGACCTACCGGTTCCTGCGGCTCGGCCGGCCGACGGAGGACAGTGAGGCGGAACCGTCGCGCCAGTGGCGCGGCGTAAGTCCGCCGAACGCCGAGGGGGCGCAGTACCCCGCCGGCTATGTCCACCTGCCGAAGGGGACCGAGGCCGAGTGGGTCAAGCAGCTCGTCGCCGAGCAGCTCGTCACGGTGAAGACGAGGCGCGGCTTCCAGCGCCTCGAATGGCAGAAGCTGCGCGAGCGCAACGAGGTCCTGGACTGCCGCGTCTACGCCCGCGCCGCCGCCTGGATCGCCGGCGTCGTCCGCTGGAGCGAGGGAACCTGGCGCGACCTCGAGGCCCAGGTCGCGGCAAACGACGGCGAAAGCGGAACGATGCCGGGGGCGGATGATCCGTCTACGGAGGAAGGCTCCGCCGAGACGCCCTCGGCGGGCCTCCTGCGGCGTGAGCGGCGGCCGCGCGGCCGGCGCGTGTTCACCCCGAGCTACTTGAGCTGAACCCGAGACCCATGACGCTCGAAGAGATGATCGCGCGCCGCGATGCGCTGCTCGCCGCCCGTTTCCGCGGCGTGCGTACCGTCGAGATCGAAGGCCGGCGCATCACCTATGCGACCGATGCCGAGATGGCCGCCGCGCTTGCCGACCTCGAGCGGCGCATCGCCGAGGAGAAGGCGGGCGCCCGCCGACGCATCGTTCGCACGACGGCAAGCAAGGGGCTCTGACCCGTGCTGGAATCGATCACACGGTGGCGCCGCCGCATCGGCGCTCTGGTGGGCGGCTTTGAAGCGGGACAGGGAAGCCGAAGGCTGCGGCACTTCCAGCCGAGCCGGGCGCATCTCAACACGCTGATCGCCGCTGCCGGCGCCGACATCACCGCGCGCGCCCGCTGGCTCGTGCGCAACAACGGCTATGCGGCGAACGCCATCGAAAGCTGGGCCGGCAACGTGGTGGGCGACGGCATCAAGCCGTCGTCCCTGATCGCCGATGCCGATCTCAAGGCGCGCGTGCAGCGCCTCTGGCTCGACTGGACCGACGACAGCGACGCGGAGGGGTTCACCGACTTCTACGGCCAGCAGCGACGCGCCGCGCGCGAGGTGTTCATCGCCGGCGAGGTGTTCTTTCGCTTCCGTCCGCGCCGGCCCGAGGACGGGCTCATGGTGCCGCTGCAGCTGCAGATGATCCCGTCGGAGATGCTGCCGCTCACGCGCAATGAGCCGCTTCCCGGCGGCAACGTCATCTGCCAGGGCATCGAGTTCGATCGGATCGGTCGGCGCGTCGCCTACCATTTTCTCCGCCGCCATCCGGGCGACATCACCGACCCAGGGCTGGTAGGCGAGACGGTGCGGGTGCCGGCGTCCGAGATCATCCACGTCATTGATCCGGTCGATGCGGGGCAGTTGCGCGGGATCTCCCGCTTCGCGCCGGGCATCGTGAAGCTGTTCCTGCTCGATCAGTACGACGATGCGGAGCTCGACCGGAAGAAGGTCGCGGCGATGCACGCGCTCTTCATCACCACGCCGGCGCCGGCGGAGCCGTTCGATGTCGCCGAGAGCGACGAGGCGGGCGAGCGCACCATGGACCTGCAGCCCGGCCAGATCGTCATGCTGGAGCCTGGCGAGGAGGTGCAGACCTCGGCGCCTGCCGATGTCGGCCAGACCTACGAACCGTTCCAATACCGCACGCTGCTGCAGGTCTCTGCGGCGCTCGGCGTTCCCTACGCGTACCTGTCGAACGACATGTTGAAGGCGAACTACTCGAATTCGCGCCTGGCGCTCCTCGAGTTTCGCCGTCGCATCGAGGCCTACCAGCACTCGGTCATGGTCTGGCAGGTCTGTCGGCGCGTCTGGGCGCGCTGGATGGATACGGCGGTCATGGCGGGCGCTCTCGACCTTCCCGATTACGAGGCGCGTCGTCGTGACTACATCGCGTGCTCGTGGCTGCCGCCGAAATGGGACTGGGTCGATCCGCTGAAGGACGCCCGCGCCGAGATCGAACAGATCGAGGCGGGGCTGAAGAGTCGGACGCAGGCGCTCGCCGAGCGCGGCTATGACGCCGATCAGGTCGATGCCGAGATTGCTGCGGACCGTGCGCGAGAGCGTCAGCTTGGCCTCTCCTTCGGCAGCGTCGCGGGCGTGCTCGCAGATCCGTCGGACGGTGATCCGACTCAAGAGGGGCCACACTCATGACGGAACGCACTTTCACAATTGCCGAGGTCTGTGCTGCGGCAAGCATCAGTCCGGCGCGCCTGCATCAGTGGATCGAGCGAGGCCAGTTCAAGCCGATCCGAGAAACACGATCCGGCGTGGCTCGTGATTTCACGCTGCGCGATGCCATCCACCTGGCCGCGATCACGCGCTTGCAGACAGCCGGCCTGCCGATATCGCGAGCGGTCGAGCTGATCGGCGTGTCTCCGTATCAGACCGCAGGACAAGAGATTGTCTGCGCCCGGAAGGCAGATGTCGAGATTGCGATCGATCTTATCGCCATCACCCGTGATGTTCGCTCCTGTTTGCGCGCCTGAGGCTTTCATGACCGCATCTCACTCGCTGCTCACCCGGCTCGGCGGCCGGCCCTTGGCGATTGCGCCGCGCGCGCTCGACGGGCTGCTCGCCGCCGATCTGTCCATCGATGTGCGATCTGCGATCATGCCGGTCATCCGCGACGCCGATCCGGCGCGCGGCTTCACGGTGACCGACAGCGGCATCGCCGTGGTGCCGGTGCTTGGGCCTCTGGTGAGCCGGGGCGACTGGCTGTCGGCGCTCTTCGGCGCCAGCGACTATGGTGCGATCGGCGGCGCTGTCGCGGCGGCCTTCGCGGAGCCCTCGGCCCGCGCCGTGCTGCTCGAGCTGGACTCGCCCGGCGGCGAGGTCGGCGGGCTGTTCGATCTGGTCGACCGCCTCACCGCCTTGCGCGAGGAGGCGGGCAAGCCGCTCTGGGCGGTGGCGCACGAGGGCGCGCTGTCGGCCGGCTTCGCCAT